CGATCTTGTCGCGGATACGCTCGGACGTAACCTCCCGCTCGAATTGGGCAAAGGATAGCAGCACGTTGAGGGTCAAGCGCCCCATGGATGTCGTCGTATTGAACTGCTGGGTGACCGAAACAAACGAGACGCCATGGGCGTCGAAGAGTTCAACCAACTTTGCAAAATCGGCGAGCGACCTGGTCAGCCGGTCGACCTTATAGACAACGATGACATCGATCTTGCGATCCTCGACATCCTTCAGCAGGCGCTGCAGGTTGGGGCGGTCGGTTGAACCTCCGGAATAACCACCGTCATCATATCTGGACCGGAGCAGGGTCCAGCCGGCATGGGCCTGACTTTTGATGTAGGCCGATGATGCTTCATACTGTGCATCCAGGGAGTTGAAGTCTTGATCGAGACCCTGGTCGGTCGAGACCCGCGTATAGATTGCGCAACGGACCTTCCGAACAAGATCCGACTTCATTCCGAATCCCCAGCATTCACTTGGGGTCGCCGGTCACGCAGCCCAAAGAAGCGGGGGCCGTTCCACTTTGTCCCGGTGATGGCAAAGGCGACTTGAGAAAGACTATCGAAGGTCTTGCCGTTCCAGGCAAAACCGTCCTGCAGCACAATGACCCGATGGGATTTTTGGTCCCATTCCCGAACGAGGATAGTGCCCGCAGGAGGGGCGGAGCGTCTCTGGTCTAGTGCAACTAGCCTGCTTGAAATATTCGAAAGCTGACACTCCGGTCTCCCGGCCTGCTCCAAGACCTTGAGGGTCTCGGGATCCAAGTCGCCAAGGCGTTCAGCCTGGGTCCTGTAAGCAAGGATCCTGAAGAGGAGATACCGAGTGAGATGTTCGGGTGCTGCCCGACCAAACTGGTTTTGCCAGCGGGTCCTCAATCCCTTCAGATCGAGATCGCGCAAAAGCGCGATCTCGACCTCGATTGTCTGCCGTTGAAGTGACCCCTTGCGTATCCCTGACTTACGCATTGGGTTGCTCCACTTCCAGTGCAGTCTTGCGCGAAGAAACTGATGGTTTCAGCTTGACGATCCGATAGACCCGGCCTGAGCTGGTCTTCACAGATGCGATGCAAAGCCCAAGCTTTTTTTTCACGACGCCGGCAAGGAAGCCTCGCACCGAATGTGGTTGCCAGCCGGTCACCCTAGCAATCGCAGCGATCGTGGCGCCACCCCGAGTATGGAGCATTTTTAGAATTTGGTCGTGCTTGGTTTTTCCGCTGCTGACAGCAGATACTGGACCTGCGTCTCGCTTTCTTTTAGGGATCTTTGCTGATTTTGAGCGTGAGCCGGGCTTTACGTTAGATCTCGCCATGAGGACCTCCAAAGTAGGCGACACCATCGTCGCACCACCTCGACCCCGCTAAGGCCAGCTGCCCGCGGGGTCCGGTCCGGAAGCGCGAGCCCGCAGCTTCCCTTCAAGGACAGCAACGCTCCGTTTGCAGCAGAAGTCCAGCGAAAGATGGGCAATCTTGTTGCTCTACTTTTGCGACGTCCGATATTCCAGACGAGCAAATTTTTCCATACCGAGTAGACGGGGGTGGCTGCCGCGAGCAATTCTGGAAGATGACGCCAGGACGCGGCTCGGAGCAAAGGTCCAGAGTTGAGACGTGTAAAGCGCTCGCTAGTCTAAGAGTAGCTGATTTCAAACCCAGCTCAGGGTGTAATCGTAAGTCATGGCATCATAGGCGAGTGCTTGGGCGATGCTGTCGACTTGGTCGTCGTGACGGCCTTGCGGGAAGGTCAGCAGCTCCACCTCCAGGTCCGCCAGAAACGGAGCGCTCCTCGGAAACCAGACACGTCCGGCGGCGAATTTGCCCTGCTGAACATAAAGACGGCCAACTTTGTCGCGGTCGATTTTGATGGGTGTGACGAAGAAATCGCCTTTTTCTCTTAGCTCCTGGGCTAACGCGATACCTGTCGAGGCGTCTTCGATCAGGATCTCATGAGGTTTGTACCGTTTGGCGAGCTCAAGCGCCGTGTCACGCAAAAGAGGATATTCGAACCGATCTCGGACGAGATCGAGCAGATAATAATTCTCGTCCACGACCAGCCACGTAGTGCATACCGACCAGTCATTTTGAGCACCGTCCTTGGCTGCTGTGTCCCAGCTTTGGATGATCCTGCTGCAGGGGATATTTGTAGGAACTTTGTCGTAGTACCGTAACCAGGACCGCTTGATCATGGCACCACCAGCAGGAACGGGCGCCTGCTGGTATTGTGCGGCGAACACGTCGGGCCCGAGCGTCTGTTGCAGCTTGAGAAGTGTCCCAATCGATTCGTGTGCTGGATGAAGCGCCTCGCCGACCTTGCGGGGATAGAATTCGTTAGGACCTATCGGCACCAACGCCTCTGTTTCCGCGATTGCCGGCAAGCTAAGCACCTCCCACTCATCGGATGAACTGGAGAGAAATCCAGACAGATCGTCCATGTGAACGCGCTGCATCACTAGGATAACAGGGCTTGTCTGTTTGTTGTCGAGGCGTGACATCAACGTATTCGCCACCCACTGATTGACGCTGTTCCTGCGCGTCTCCGATTGGGCGTCGACGGGCTTCTGCGGGTCGTCGAGAATGATCAGGTCGCCTCCGAGCCCGGTCAACGTCCCCGAAACAGACGTTGTCCTGCGGAAGCCGCGTTTTGTCGTGACCAGCTCGCCTTCAGTGCTGCGCGCAATGCGCATCTCCGGAAAGGCGCGTTGGTACCAAGGCGAATGCACTATGGATCGGAAGTCGCTCGCATGTTTTGCCGAGAGCTCGTCGCCATAGCTGATGCTAATGACGCGGCGCCGAGACTCTTGACCAAGCAGGAATGCTGGAAAGGCGACTGACACCGTAATCGACTTGAGGTAGCGTGGCGGCATGTTGATGATCAGACGGGTGATCTCGCCGCGGCGAATGCGTTCGAGCTGATATGCGATCGCCCGGATGTGCCAATTGGGAAGGAATTGAGCGCCAGGGTTAAGGTGCAGAAAGCAGCGATATAGGAAGCTCACGAAATCGCCACGCATGACAGCGTCGAAGAGTGCGATGTCTTCGGTCGTCACTTGTCATCTCCTTGCTTCTTGAATTGCTCTTCCAATTGTTGAGCGTAATGTTCCAGGACTTTTTGATCGTCCATGTCCAGGGCAGGGCCGTCTGCGGGTTGATCGGATGATTCGGTCAGCAACTTGCGGTTAAGCAGGAAAGCGGCCGACTTCGGATTCCCTTTAAGCGCGTCTTCGGCAAATTTGAGCAGAATGCCTTCGAGCAGGGTAATCTTTCGGACGCTTCCGTTTTGGCGGATATCGATTCTTCGGTTGAGGAGTTCGCTGATGATGGTCGCTTCATTCTTCGAGCCCTTAGGTCGGCCCCGCTTATTGCCGGATTGACCGGGTTTGAATTGATGTTCGCGGGGCGGACGGCCGTAACCCACGTCGGATCGCTTTCCGGAGCCACCGAGGAGGCGCTCCGGCGGGTTTTTGCGGCTGCTCACTTGGCCCTCCTCGCTTTTGCGTGAGAGCGAGTGGCTGCAAGCTCGCTGAAGGTCTGACTGGTCGCGACGAGGATGGCGTCGCGTTTGGTAAAGTCCTGCCAGCGGCGGATCGCGGCATCAACATAGAGCGGATCGATCTCGACGCCGTACGTCCGTCTACCGACTCGCTCCGCGGCTAGAAGGGTAGTGCCTGATCCCATGAAGGGGTCCAGGACGATATCGCCGCGACACGAGCAGTCTTTGATCGCATCCGCAACCAACGCGACCGGCTTCACGGTTGGATGAACGGAGAGATCGTCGAGACGGCCGCCGCGAAACGTGTTGACTCCGGCATAGGTCCAGACGTTGGAGCGGTTTCTGCCGTGTCGCCCGAGCTCGATATTGTTCAGGTGAGGCGCGTCACCGTTCTTATAGACGAATATCAGTTCGTGCTGAGAGCGATAGAAGCTGCCCTGGCCGGCGTTGGTCTTGTTCCAGACAACGAGGTTCTGAGGGGGACCGAAAACTTCAGCGCCAGCCTCAAGCATCTCCCTCATATGGCGCCAGTCGATGCAAGCGAAATGGATCGAGCCGTCCTCAGAGAATTTAGCAGCCAGCCGCATCCATCGTCCGAGAAACGCCTTGAACTCGGACGGCGACATCTCGCCGGACGCGACCGCAAACTCGCGGTGTTTGATCTTACCGCGGCCGAGCGTTGCAGCAATTCGCACGTTGTACGGCGGGTCGGCGAATACCATAGTTGCCCGATCGCGCCCCATCAGACTGGCCAAATGGGATGCATCGCAGGCATCGCCGCACAGCAATCGATGACCACCGAAGTTCCAGATGTCACCCTTGCGACTTACCGGATTGACCGCGATCCCCGGCAGCTCATCGCTCGGATCACCTTCCTTGTCCTCAAGGTCGGCCATGAGGCCATCGATCTCTGCAGGCTCAAAGCCCGTGATTTCGAGATCGAGGTTGCATTCTGGGAGAAGCTGGGCAAGTTCACCGAGTTCGGCTGCAAGGAGGTTACGATCCCAGCCAGCGTTGGTCGCAATCTTGTTGTCGGCGATCGCGAGCGCGAGCTTCTCGGCATCGCGCAAGCCGCGCATGACGAGAATCGGGACGTTCTTGAAGTTTAGTTCCTTCGCGGCTTCCCATCGGGCGTGGCCGCAGATGATTTCATAATTTTCGTCAACCACAATCGGGTAGGTCCACCCGTATTGCCGGATGACATTTGCAAGTTGTCTGATTTGCTTTTTGGGGTGAGTGCGAGCGTTACGCTTGTTGGGCCGTAGTTTGCGCACGGCCTCCACAATGGTTCGGTCGAGTGTCATGGTGGTGGTGCTCCTGGTGAAAAAAGGAGCCATTCATATGCACCACAGCATCGACGATCGGGAAATTGAAATAAAAGCGTAAAATGTTCAATTAATTAGCGCGACTGCTTTTGCCATTTTGGATCCCTGAATCCCACGGCGATAAGAGCATTGCGAATCGTTTCGATCGAAATCGTCTCCGGATAGGAGCGATAAATCGCAAACCGATCGCCGGCTTTGAAATCGCAAATAGCGGTGTCTTTAAATGTACCTTTGTCGTGATGTTTCCTTAGCTGCCGGTTTACCAGGAAATGTGCCTTTTTCAGAGGTGGAATCAAGGCACATAGGCGTTCGTAATCTTCAGGCGAGCGGTTGTATCGCGTCTCGCCAAGGGCCTTGAAAAGTAGATCTAGCGCGAGCTCTTCGAGTGGCTTTTTGGTGCGATACATGGGGGTGTGCTCCGTAACCTCAATCCGAATATAAGTGTGGCGGCGCTGGTTCGCCACAAGATCAGCGCG